GTTTTGTACTCTGGTTTTAATCTTTGTAATAAATTCATAATGTATTGTTTTAAATGTTCTATGCAAATATAAAAAAAATAATTCAATAAAAAAAACTATTAAGAAAAAACTTTAGTTTTAAACAAAAAAAACCACCCTTTTATAGGTGGCTTAATTTGGTTATGACAACCTATTAAAAACAAAAACAATACTCTACAAATATACGTTAAGTATCTAGTTCTTTAATTAACAATTCATATTTATCTATTAACATTTCTAAATCAATATTATCTAGTTTGACGGTCTTATTAGCCTCAATATGTAATTCATCAGCTAATCCATCATAATATGTATTGTCTAAATTACGAGCAAATTTAAACTGCTCTCCATATCTAAAAACATTGCATCCTGCACACTGAACTTGACAATTTAACTCGTGCCACCTTGTTGAATAATGTTTACGGCTTTGAAAATGACCGTTTTGTAATTTTTTCCAATGATCCTGTTTACCACAAGTAAAACATTCAGATACATCATTAATAGATTTTCTACGTCTTATATATATACTAAAAACTTTATCTAATTTATCCACTAACTTTTTACGAGTTGATTTTTTTGCCATTTTTGAATAGTTCCCAGATATCTTATCTATTTATTTAGTAGTATATTTATCTATTTATTTCTATATATGTTTTTTTTTGCCTTTAAGGGCAACAAAAACGTTAGGCTAATTAATCAGCTTAACAAAAAATTCAAAGTTATATCTTTTATTTAGAATAAACAAGAAAAAAGTAATTTATTTTTTAAAATGCTTTGTAATCTTTTCAGCAGAGCGCATTCCAAAATAACCGCCATAAACCAAAAGCAATAAAGAACTAAGTAAATCAATCCATTCAGGCGCTATTTTAAAGCCGTCTAATGAACTATCAAGAATGATGTAGACAAATAGTGTAACAGTTAAAAAAGCAAGTGTTAAAGGTCTTATATTTCGTGTTAAATAACTATCTGTATTATTATCCGATACCCAACGTTTAGTGGTTTCTTGCATTTCTATTTTATCGAAGTTTAATTCTTCTAATAAAAGTTTCTTATCTGTTTCACTTAAAACGGTATCAGAACCTATTTTATTGGCTAATAATTCTAAGGCTTCAATCCCTGTGACGTTAGACGCTATTTTTAAAAGTTCTGGTGCTACTTCCTTCCCTTGTTTTAATAACCAACGTAATGCGTCCCCTACTCTTGTAGTTCCATTTTTATCTTTATAATCAGGCATTGTTCCAACGTGCTTTAGTTTTTCTAATATCGTAATGCGTAAAAGTTTTGTACATACCTAAACCGCCTTGTAATATTTCGCCAGTTCGCATAAGGTCATCTAAATAGTCATAAGTATCTAAAACGGGGTCAAGTCCATTAATAACAATGTCAACTGCTTTGCCTAGTAAATGTTGAGAATTTTTAGATCCTTTTACGGCATCAGAACTATTATGAGCCTCACACCTATAACCACTATTGATCGTTATGGGTAGTGCTACGTTATCTCTAATATACTGCAATTGACTTGCTAATTTAGTGATATTAGCTAAAACATCATCAGGCATATTACACCCACACTTGCAATCAAACTCACTTTTTTTAAAGTTTTTAGTCATTGTTTTTATGTGTTTCATATATCTTCTGTGCCGTATATCCTATTGATAGCAATAAAAGTATAATTTTTAAACTGTTTTCTATATGCGTGAAACTAACACCAAAAGTGATAGCATTTAAAATTCCTATTTTCAAATCTTGTACGGTCATTATATTTTGTTTTCTAAGTACGAAAGCCCAAAAGTATGCAAGCCTTCATTATCTAAATTAATCTCATAGGTTTTCCAACCGTATGGATTCTCTTCAATATCAACCCAAAGAACATCTAAACGATAAGCCCCATAAACAGGATCTTTTGTCATTACTCCGTTTTCAAACTCAGCATCCTCAATAAGAACACTACCTAAATGTGTAATAATGTGTTTATATGATGGGTATGTATTTCCTTCAAAATCAGTCTTGTGAGGCAATCCTTCAATTTTTGAAAAAGCCTGCTCTTTACTTTTAAATTCGTATTTTCCTACTTTCATTATATTGTTGTTAATTGGATTGCATCTGATTCAGTTATAACCTCATCAAAATATTGAATACCATTTACTTTACCAAAAAAATTAGAGGATTGATCCCCATCAGAAAAACTTACTCTATCGGTTTGCAATGGTACTTCTCCGAGGTCTGAAGTAGTTTGAATCAAAACTCCATTTATATATAATTTAAAAAAATCAATATCCCAAGTTGCTGCTATTTTAACAGGGTCTAATCTGTCATAACCAGTTGAAACTAACTGTGCAACATTATTTCCATTCGCTATGACAATTCCTCTTATTGACATAATTTGAGTCAATTGATATTGTGAGCTAAATTGTATTTGAACCGCATCTTCGTTATCATCGGTTGAAATCGAAATAATTCCTTCCTGTGCCGTATCGTTAAATTCAACTTCTTCAAGGTCAATAAAAAGACTTCCAGAAGGATTTCCTTCAAAAATAGGGTTTTCTGCATCATAACAAAATTCATAAGCTTGTGTTACTGCCGAGCCTTGTGTGGCTATGTAACTATGTGATAAAGCTTGGGGGCTTAAATAACCATTATAAGGAATTATTTCAGCCATTGGAAGGGCAATCCATACTACACTACCAGAAATTTGTAAAGGTTGTATTTCGAAAGTACATTGGTTGTACCCCGATGTTAAAACGGTTAATTCTAATCGATACCAACCGTTATCTGCTTTTATAACCCGAGTTCGTTCGGGCGTCCAATTAACTGAATCCTCAACTGTTAGTAATTCAGTCGTAAAATCAAAATCCATTGTCAATCTATTACCAATGTCTTTTAATCTTATCAAGCAATTATTATTTTGATCTTGACGCCCATACTCTTTAACATAAACTGAAACTGTGGCATAAGCTGGATTATAACCATAACTTCCCCAAAATTGTTGTTTAAGACCAAAATCTCCCGTTGGAACTGTATTATTGTTTGCTAATAAAACACCTTTGTTTTGATTTGTAGGATCTTGCACTCCGCTATTTACTGTAACTCCTGTCAATTGCCAGATAGTCGGTAATCCACTACTTATATTATCACTATATAAAAGTCGGTTAGTTGCTGCACGTTCTAACCACAAAACAGGGCACGTTTTTCTATCCTGCCAATCTAACCTCATATCATATGTAGGATCTAACACCCCATCTTCAGGCGTTACATAAGCTTCGACAAGTGAGTTTCTTCCTGCTGAAAAATCAGCGTTTGGAGAAGCCGTTGGAAGTATTGAATAAACTTTTTGAGTTGAAGGATATCCTGATCTTTTATATGCGGCAGGAATCATTACAAATTTAGGATCTATCATAGTTTTATCTTTCTGTTATTATTGAGGTGCTCGCACAATACCACCACTGACCATTTCCTTGAAATCTTAATGTTACTGTTTCGCCTATATTGATAGGTACTTCTTGACCAAAATTAAATATTACCGATTCTCTTACATTTGTAGAATAAGGCTCAAATTTAGTGGATTTTAAAACTCCATTTACATAAACTTGTAATTGCGCTAAATTTCCACTTGGGTTTTGTCTAGTTGAATATGGCATTGATGCCATCATAAATTTACTAAAATAACCATTGTAAGGGACTGCAATTCCGCCATAAGCGTAAGGAAATGTGGTGGTCGCCCCTGTACCATAAAGAGTATAAAAACCAGTTCCACTAATATAGTGCCTCCAGTGAACGCTAAGTTTTTGACTTGTATGTCCTCTTTTAACGGCTTCCGAACTGGCTGCTGATATTATTTTTGAAATCATTCCTTCCTGTATTTAAGCTTCATTTCATCATAAAACCTTTTTGCATCTTCTTCGTTTGCTTTCAGCCCTATGTATTTTTTTAAACGCTTAACGTTCACTTCTTTTACTTTGTACTTCATAAAACCCAACTGTTATAAACCGTGTCCGAATCTGGGCTTATATCTGAACCTGAGTTGCTTGTATATTCTGGAAATTTAGAATTGTTTTCGCAAAGATAATCAACTAATCTAGTCGAATAGTAACGAGCGTACTCCCTAGCTTTTGCAACTAAATAATCAACTTCATCTTTTGAAACGTTTTCAGCGGTTTCACTTGAATGTTTAAACACGCCCCCATTCTTAATTTGATACGCTGCAAATGGAATATAATTAACCTGAGCAAACCATATAAGGGTTGATTGAATATAGTCGTTTACAAGGGCTAAATAATCGCCTGTTAAAGTGCTATTTTCAATATCGGTGCTTATTCGGTTATATAAATCCGTACCTAGTAAGTTTTGTATATCAATTTCTTGACCTAGTTTTATGAATTGTATAAATTTATCAGTATCTACATTCCCATCTAAAATAGAATTGCGAACTAAGTCCGTTCTTGATATAAATAATGCTGTTGCCATTTAGTTTTTGAATTTCATTTTGTTCCAATATTCAGCAGTATAACCCTTATACTTCATATCCTTTGGTGCTACTGGTACTTTTTGAGCGTTTTTAGGCATTTTAAAACCTTTACTTTTAGCTTGACCGCTTGTTATTTGGCTTTTTTTACCTTCTTTAATTTGATAAGTCTTTCTAAACCATTTATGATTACATCTTGCACCTCCTTTATACAACCATATTGAATACGTATCAGAACCGCCTTTACCAAAACCGCTATTTACCGCCTTGTTTCCCATCGCTACGATGTCCTCTTTACGGTAAACCTTTTTAGCCCCTACCATTTTAGAACAAAACTTTCGACTATTTGCTCCCGCTTTTTCTGGTGCATAGCTATATCTTACTAGAAATTCAACACCTTTTTGACTGTCTTGTTTTGACTTACCGTCTTGTGTGCTTTTTGCGTTTGGCTTTGCAGTTCCTGTGCTTACAAAATTCCAAGCCTTAGATAATAAAGATTGTTCTGGTTCTGTGTTTAAGTCTGTAATTACTTCGTCAAGTTCATCGTTTAATTCATAATCAACCTCGCTCTCATCCACTAAATCATATTCAGCTAATAGTTCATCTTCTGTTTGTCCTAAGTCGATTAATTCATCAGCAATAGTGCTTCCTACGTCATCTGGCAAATCTTCGCTTAATTTAACTCCTGTTTCTTCTTCTCTTGTTTCAGAATCCTCAACGTTTTCTAAGTCTGTAAATTCTAACGGCTGAAGCGTTTTAAAGTACAATTTAAGGCTCATTTGATTAAATGCTAATATACTATCAAAAGCATCTATTAAAAGCATCTGAAACGGTCTTATAACGGTGTTATCCATTAATGTACTTGCAGTTTTTAATTCTTCTGCATTATTACCCAAACCACTTGAATCCTTAATTCCTAAAAGCATAGGACTAACAACC